CATACCTTGAGTAAATCCTTATAGATTTCTTACTATTCATTACTGATATTTAGTATGTTTTATTTCTTTAAATTATTTTTAATAAAATCGGCATTTTAAATTTCCAAAGGTGTAAAAATCAATTTTTTTACATTTGACTAATATAAAATTTATTAATTTTATCTTGCATTCTGTCTTGGTCTCTGTTGATTGAATCAATCCATACAGATGGTTGTGTAAACATAGTTTTAAATATTTCAGAAACAAAAATGGGGGATTGTACATCCTCTTCTAAAGTTCTAGGTATATACTTATAAACTATATTTTGTTTAAAACCTTCCTGTTGATTTAAAATATAATAGATTACAAGCAAAATTATTCCTATTATTAATGCAATTATAAAAAATCCTTTTATTAAATTCATTTATTATATATTTTTTGTTTATATAATACAAAATATAAATTATTTTTACAAGTCATTAATATTTTCAATCATTTTTGTCAAATATTCTTCCTCAAATAAATATCTAATTACATAATTTGAAAAAGGACGCAAAGTTAAATTTTCTTTTGTCATAACCAAGACAATAAATTTATTTTTTTTATCTTCATCTATATCATCTTTTATTGTTAAAAATCTGTTTAATTTACAAACAAATTGTTCTCTATTAGGATAATAAAATTCGAATTTTGAATTTAAGCGATTAACTAAAGCTTTATTATTCATAATAATTTCTGGATTGTTAGCAGTGAAAAAACGTATGCATCCCTCACTGGTTTCAATACCATCTAATGAATTTAAAATTTCACTCATATTATGTTTTGGATTTTCTAAACATCTATCAAAATCCTCCACTAAAATTAACTTTAATTTGTAGGCTTGATTTACAGGACTTAGTGTTGATGTAGAGTCAAAATTATTTGCATTCACAATATAAACAGGCAAAGATTTCATTGTTGCTAATGTTTTTATTAAAGTAGTTTTACCTGTTCCTGGTGGTCCAAATAATAAATAATTCATTGTTCTATATCCTTCACCAATTGATTTCAAAAAATCTGCATATTTAATATAGTTGTCAATATCCTTTGAAATTAATTCCAGGTAATGATGATAGCCCATTAAATCTATCGGATTTTTTTCTTGGAAATTACTTATTTGAAACCAGCCTCTATTTAAAATTGAATATTTATAAATAGGATTTTTTTGAATAAATTCTTTTTTTTTATGGGACTCATAAAGTTTATTATAAATTTCTTCTGCATCAGATTTATTTTTAAACCAAAAATAATAATATCCTTGTTTTATTTGATTAATTACAAATACATCTTTATTCATAATTTTATTTAATCCATTACCAAAAATTGGCTTTCCTGAAGGCATATATTGATTACCTATAAATGTATATTCTTTAGAATTTAAATACAATTAATTTAAAAAGTCTAATCCTTCTCCATTTATTAAAGATCTAATACAATATGTATAATCTTTAGGTGCCATATGTGATTTTACAAATTTATTCTCCATATTTATTATTAAAAGTGTTAATATATTATATTTTATCATTTAATATATTAAAATCAATTTTTTACAATTATTCAGACTTGAGTTTAGCATACAACTCATTAATTTTACTTAATTTATCTTCTAAACCAGCTAAAGTAGATTTACTTTCTTCTAATTGAGTTTGTAATTTTTGTTTTTCAACATTATTCTTTTCAATTTCTTTATCAGTATTATCTTCAAAAGTTCTAACTTCTTGAACGACAGGAGTTGCTTTAGTTGTACTTGTAGATGGTTCAGAAACAACAGATGGTTCAGTATGTGTTTCTTCCTCTTCATGATTTGCACCATTTGTAGATTTCATATATTTTCCTAAAGATTTTTCTCTATACACTTGATCTTCAGAACCCATCTCTGAAACATCTACATCTGCTGGATAATTTTTACCAACTTCACCTACAAAAACATTATGATATTTATCCATTTTTTGAGTATATTCTGCTTTATCAGAAGCTTCTTTATATTCATCAAAAACACCTCGAATTTTTAAACCCCATACTTGCATATTAGAAACTCTATCTCGTTTGCCTTCTGGAAAAGATTGAAGATTAAGTATAGAACAATTAAAATAATCTTGGCTTTTTACGACGTGTCTTAAAGGTTTATCTTCATCAAGATAATCATCAGTATCTTCTGTATTTTTTGTTTCTTCCAAAACTACATTAGAACTTTCAGAATCGATAGTTTCTTTGTGTTTTCCTGTAACTACATTTGCACCTTTTAATAAATCGTCTTTACGTTTTTTCTCTTCTTGCTCTTCTTCTACCAAACATTCCTTATAACATTTCATATATCCATTTAACAAGTCATTTCTTTCATTAGAAGTATTAGTTTTCATTTTTTCTAAATCATAATAAATTGCTAACCATTTACCCATTTCGCAAGCAAAAATAAAACTAATATCATCAATTTTCTTAAGTTCATTTACTCGAAGAATAGCATCATTATATTCCTCATAAGTTCCACGAGTTCTAAATAGTAATTTTCCACTTTTAAGTTTTAAAATAGAAAGAACAATAAAGTTTTGTTTTTTAACGCGATGACGCAGAGGTTTATCTTCAGGCCATACAGCATCATTTGTTTCTAAATTATTACTTGCTGTAGTTTTCTTAGTATTTGTTTCTGACATTATAATAATGTTTATTGAATATTTATTTAAGTCATTTTGTAGTAATAAAGTTTTAATAAAATATTTTTAAAACTTTAATAAAAAATTAATTTACTGAAAAATAACAGGTAGGGAAATTAGAATCCAAAATGTATAATAAGATAGAACTAAATGCACATATTAATAAAATTAATTGCATTCTACTTAATTCATTATTTGGATTAAAAATAAATTCAAGGAAAAAATATGTTAAAATAAAGTTTAAGAAAAATTTAATTAATCTGGTTAAGTAATAATTTTTGTAATCAAAAGAATTGTTATTTTGATTTATAATTTTTTTTAAAGTATCATTTGTTTCATTATTTTCGGAATTCATTATATATATTATTATACATACATATAAAAAATTGATTTTTAATAATAATTTATATTATGAGTATTATATTTATTAAATGAATTGTCCTAATTGTAAAATAAATACAATTAAAAAATGTAAAAACCAAGAATGCAATAATAAGGTCAGAAGATGTAATAATTGTTGGTTTGATACTTATAAAAATATAATTGATGCTCTACCATTTGGAGTATACATTCCACTTCATATGCAATACCAAATTTCAGAAGAATATCAATCTAAACAATTAGAAAGTTTAGCTTGTGGTAAATGTGACTATATAACAAAATTATTTATAAAATATGGTAAAAACATACCATTATTGGCATTGATGTATGAAGATGTAAAAATAAATGTAGAATTTGATAAAGATAAAATATCAAATTAAACACTAGGATAAAATTGCCATTTAAGATCGGAACAGATACCCTTCCAAATTTGGTCTTGTGTTCTTAGTTTTTGTCTAGATTTAAGAAGAGGAAAACATTTAATAAAATCGTCTAATTCTAAGAGTTGACAGAATTTATGTAAAACATAAGAATATGATAAAAAATTTATTCTATTGTCTGGACAATGTCTATCAAAAGGTTCTTGTATTTGGTCAAACATTTTTTTTAGTTTTTCTTCAGTTTCCCTATTAATTGTAGGAGCTGGTTTACCGGTAATTTGAGATTTAATAAATGGTATGTGTTCATAATAATCATTTAATTTAAGTTTTTTTAAAATTGATTTAAATTTGGAAAGTTCCATATGTTCGATATTTTTAATTCTTTGTTTTTTCAATTCTGATTTTATGAGATTAATTACATCTTCATTTATTTCAGTTGATTCTTTTGCTTGAAATTGACTTAACCCTTTTGTGGACTATACCTTAAGCTGTTTATATTCGTTAATATAAACATCCCATATCCATCTAGTCTCTGAACCTTTTTCAAAATGTAAATTTTGAAACTTGGCTGCGGATTGTTCGGTAATAATAACTTTAATATTTTTACTATAAATGTATAAAACACACTTTTTACGACTATTAATCGTGATTTCTTTATAAATCACTTTATAAAGATAGTAATTAAAGTTTATACGAATGTTCCCGCAATTTGGATATGTCGCTTAAAATAATTTTTTAAATTATTTAAAACTAGCAGATACTTTTAATATCTACTTTTACGAGCAGTTATAAGTAGTTCAAGCTATATTTAATATTAATTAAAATTTTTATCCACTCGCAAAAATGATTTTTTCTTTTATATGGAAAAGTTGGTTTTTCTACCATAGGATCTTTATAATTAGTAATTTCATTTTCAATAATACATTTTTCTACTTCACCACATACAAGACATACATAAATACCTTCAGAATAAATTAAAACTTTATTAATTGCAGGACCACAATTTATGCAAGGTTTATTAATTTTTTTTTGTGTTGGATAACCTTCCAAAAGAATTTTATAATCTTCAAATAAACTGGCTCTATCATATTTAAGTATATCCTGTTTGTCAATATTGGTAATACTATGAAAAATATTTTCATTTGATATTGGCGAGCCTTTAGAATTAATATTATTACCTTCTATATAATCAAATATATTATTGTTATTTTTGACTAAAGTTTCTACATTTTTAACACGTTTTCTTGTAGTTTTTTTTTCTTTTCGATTCATTTTAGACATTTGATTAAGTAAATCAAGTTTTGAAGGTTCAGCAGATTTTTTGAATATTTCAATACCATCAATTTCCCAATCATCTCTTTTATTAATTTCTGATTTTTTTTCAATTTGGATATCAGAAAAATATTCAGTTTGTTTATTTTCCAAATTTACATCAGAAAAAGTTAAATTATTTAAATTTGTTTGATTAGAAAATTGAATATTATCATTAATATTATTAATACTATTATTATTAATATCATCGGAAACAACTTTATGTCCATCAATAATATCATAATAATTAAATAAAATTTCATGAGTTTTTTCATAATATTCTAATTCATCTTCATAATTTTCGACTTTTTTTATTTCATCATTTAAAACATTAATTTCATCAACTAATTTTGTACGAATATTTATGTAATTAAAAATTTCTGCATTTTTTGTGTCCAAAATTTTTAATTCATTTAATAGTTTTTGTAATTTTTTTTCTTTTTTTGGAGCATCATCTCTTTTTTTATTTATTGTATTGACAATTTTTTTGTGTGAACTATCCAGTGTATCTATGGTGCTTAGATACTTAATTTTGTCTGGTTTGAATTTGAACTGTGAACTCATATATAATAACAAATAATATAGGTTCTTTTAAATAAAAAATATTTTTAATATAGATTAAAATATAAAATAATTATTTTTGTGAATTTAAATTTAAAAAATTTTTTTTCTAAATCTATAATATATAATAACTATGGGCGGTGGCTTAATGCAATTAGTTGCTTACGGTGCACAAGACGTGTACTTAACTGGTAATCCTCAAATCACTTTTGAAAAAAGAGTTGAAAAGCAATAGGCTTGCACTATATGGATATGTGCAAGGTAAACCCTTAAGTTGTCCATATCATTACTCTAAACGCCCTATTGTAATGATACAACTATTGCTAGTTAGAGATAATAATTATATAATTTTATCTTTAGCGACACTATCAAAATGCTGGAAACCCCTAAAGCTTCTATTACCAAGTTAGAATAGAAATATTCTAATGGCCAAGAGTAAAAACTTGGGTATGGTGATAATATAGAAGATGCGGATTATTTAATAATCTAAAATGGGAAATCAGCAGCCAAGTTCTAACTTATAAAGTTAATTCTTTATAACATGAATGCAGTTCAACGACTAGATGGTAGTGGGTAAAATATATAAAAATACAAATTAATAATTCAAATATATTTTGCTTAAGGTATAGTCTAGCCCCTATAGGAAACTATAGGGTATTGCGTTTTCAAAGTTGTCTACAGACGTTACACTAACTTTGCTATTGAAACTGTTGAATTAACCCTCAATGGTACTGCAGACTTTGGCAAACGTGTAACTGTCACTATTACTCGTAATGGTGACTTAGTTACTCGTATGTACTTACGTATTGAATTAGGACAAGTTTCTATGAATGTTAATAACCTTACTGAATTAGAACGTTCAAAATTCTTATTCGCTTGGGCTCGTGAAGTTGGTCACTTTATTATTGATTACATCCAATTCGAAATTGGTGGTTCTCAAATTGATAAACACTATGGTCACTGGATGGCTACTTGGCACGACTTAACCAAAGATGTCAACACTGAACCCGCTTATCGTGCATTAATCGGTAATGTTGATGAATTAACTGCTTTACGTTCTCCTGACTCTCAAGGTAACTTCACCCAAAACTACATCTTATTTGTTCCCCTTGTTTTCTGGTGCAACACCAACACTGGTCTTGCTTTACCTTTAATTGCTCTCCAATACCACGAAGTAAGACTCTGGATTCAATTTAACCAATTCCAAGACTTAATTGTCTACACCAACAACTTAAACTTATCTAAATTAGGTAATGGTATTGGTGTAATGAACGATGCTTCTCTCTTAGTTGACTATGTCTACATTGATACTGAAGAAAGACGCAGATTCGCTCAAGTTGGTCATGAATACTTAATTAACCAACTCCAATACACTGGTGAAGAAGCTGTTGTCAACAATCCTCTCCGTGTTAAACTTGGCTTCAACCATCCTACCAAGGAACTCATTTGGGATATTAAATCTGGTGACTACATCAGCATGAACTCTCCTTTCCTTGCTTACTCCAACTCTGATGACTGGACCCTTGCCTTAGAATATGCTGCTGAAAACGTCATTTCTGGCTCTGTTACTGTTGCTGATACTTCTTTAATCCCTGTTCCTACACCTGCTTCCTTCCCTGAAGTTAACATTTCTTCAGTCAACTATGACCAATGGAACACTGTTAACCCTGTTAACACCAACACTCGCAACCAATCTAAATTTTCAGTATTCACTTACCAAGCTGGTCAAGGTGTTGATGATTCTCAACCCCCTTCCTTCTATGCTAAGGAATTATTTAACCAAGTTAACCCCTCTGCTGATGCTTCCAACGTTAACTTCAAATTTAGACGTGATGTCCTCACTAACCCTCAATTCCCCAGCTACAACTTAGGTGACTACGTCAAGAAATTCGCCATCATCATCTACTACAATGTAGTCAACCAAGATGGTACTGGTAAACTTGGCACTTTAACTTACCAAGTTAAACCATGGGAACAAGAAATCACTGTTCGTGATGTTTCTTGCCCTGTCTCCAGCTGGACCGATAACAGATACTCTGCTAAATCCTCTGGTAACGGCTTCGCTGATATGGATGTATGGGCCAACTTACAAACTGTCACTGGTTTACTCATTAACAACAAATATAACCCTGTCAAGACTGGTCTTATCCAATTAAACGGCCATGATCGTTTTGATGTACGTGAAGGTGCTTACTTCAACTTAATCCAAACTTATGACTACCACAGCTCTACACCTGCTAATGGGGTCAATGTTTATTCTTTCGCTCTCCATCCTGAACAACATCAACCAAGCGGCACGTGCAACTTATCTCGTATCGATAACACCACACTCATCCTTAATTTATGGACTGATACCCCATACGCTGATCCCAGCAGAAATCCTCCTGCCCTCAGCATTGTTGGTCCCAGCTCCGAATGCTACATCTATGACACCAATTACAATGTCTTACGTATCATGAGCGGTATAAACTTCGCCTGTACCGAACAGTCAGCCACCAATAAAGTTTCCAGAATTACTTTATTGACAAAATGGTGTAAACTCTGGATATTATATAATTTTATAAGCGAATTATGTAATACATATAACTGGCTAGTTTACAAAAATTTAGTGAAAACTATTTTTTGTGAGCAACAAAACCAAATTGCGGGAAACTCCTTAAGCTTTGAATACTACTCACTTGCAGAAATGCATTTGAGGAACTCGGTTAATTGCCGAACCCAATAGTAATAACTTCAAAGATTGGACAATCCGCAGCCAAGCTACCTAAAATGAAAATAAATAAAATTATGGTAGAAGGTTCAGAGACTAGATGGTTTTGGGTTGGTTCTTTAAGAACTAATCTAAGGTATAGTCCACTCGTTTTAGAAATAATTCGAAATTTATGATGTAAATTTAAATAAAAAACTACTTTTGAGACCTTAAATGGTCTTAAGGGGGCGGTTTGGCTTATTCAAATTGATTTATTAGGGACATATATATTTGTGACCTACAACAAACTTTACCAAAATTTATACTATTTATTTTAAAAAAATTTTATTTCTTACTATAATATTGATATATTAAGAAATTATTTGACATATTGTAAAATTTAATTAGTAAAAAAAAAATTAAAGGAATTAATTATTGTTTTTAGTTATTTGTTCTTCTCTTTTTTTCTTTCTATATTCTGCTAATTCTAATGCTCTTTTTTTCTTATATTCTTCATCTCCGTATTTTTCTTTTAATTTATCTCGTTGTTTTTGTTTTCTTATTCTTGCTTCTTCTTTAAGTTGTTCAGGTGTTTTTTTATCCAAATGATATTGTTTTCCTTTATTATTTTCATTTTTATTATTCATAGGTTCATTATTATTTATTTCTGTGTCTTTTGATTTATTATTATTTAAATTTTCATTAATAATAACTTTATTTTTTTCTCGTTGTTTTCTTTTTTTTTCTCTTTCATAAATTTTTAATTTTTCTGAATTTTTTTGTTTATATTTTTCCATATTATTTTTATAGTATTCCTTAAGTTCGACTGGCGTTTTTTTATTAAGAAAAGTTTGTCGATTAATTTTATTTTGATAACTAAATCTAGAATTTAATATTTCAAATTCATTTAATTTATGTTTTTTTATTTTTCTTAATTTATCAAAAAAATCATTTAAACTAAATTTATTTTTCATATAGTTACACTCACCACAACAAGCCTCAATATTATCTTGAATATATCCTTTTTCATTATCAATTCTATCTATTCCATTTATATGCTCTCCTTCTGATTTTTTACCACAAATATAACATTTTTCCATAATCAACGAATAAAAATCATTTTCCGAAATTTCAAAATTAAAACTTTTATCTTCTGCTCTTTTTTTATAGCGATTATAATTAGATGACATATGATTTGCAAAACATTCTGAGTATAATTTGCCATTAATATATCCTTGATGTGTTAATATGTGTTCAATTCTCTTTAAAAATACATCAGGTGTTAAAGTTCCTTTCATATAATTACACATTTCACAACAACTTACACAATTGTTTTTAACATAACCATTATTACAATCCATTTTATCAATTCCATTTAATCCTTTTTCTTGGAGTTGACCACAATAATAACATACTTGTTTAACTATTTCTGAAAAATCTTCAAATGATAATTCAAATTTTAAGTTTTTTTTATTAGCATCTCTAACATAATTCAAAAAATGGGTACTAATGTTTTCTTTCTTTTTTTCATTTGCTAGTTCTGCTTTATCTGGATTTTTATCTCTCCACTTTTTCATAGTTTTTGCATTATCTTCTAAATATTTTTCTACTCCTTTTTCTTCTATTTTTCGTCCTCTAAAATTCTGCCAATACAAAGCACATTTATCATAATTATCTTCTTTCCATTTTGCTTTACTTTGCTTTCTAGTTTCACGATTAGATTTAATTTGTCTATGTAATCTGCATATACAACAATTTTTTATCAATCTATTAAATTTATCAATATAACAATGCTTGGGCATTAATTTTTTGCATTTAGAATTATTACATTCTATCAAATCTTCCAATATATATTTATCTGTTTGTTTAGTAGCATTAATATATCTCATAATTTTATTTATTTTATAATCTTGTTCCATAAATAATTCGGCAAATAAAAAATCAATATTCAAAAATTCAAAATTAGCGATAATGTCCAAAATTAAATTTGTTGTATCTGTCATATATTCTGGAATAAAATAATGTTCTGGTAATAAATTAGTATTTTTATTTTTTTTTATAATATTATCTTGATTCTCATCTTTAATTATAACTTTTTTTTCAATATTAAATTCTTCATCTTTTATTTTATCATTATCTACAATAATAATATTATTTTT